CCCCCTTCTATCTAGCAACCGGAGCACGATGAAATGAGAACGCGCAAACGACTTTGGAAGGAAGGTGGGGTAGTCATTGCGAACAACTATGGTTCGCCTGTCTATTCCCCAACTGCCTACAACTCAGAAGTTTGCACGGACGAAGTTCATCGTGGACCTCCCTATCTGGCAGGTGGCCCATTTGCCGTTTCTAAAGTTCGGCATAAGGTTGGCCTGTCAGCCTCTGTGTTTACCTACCGAAATGTTCTTCCAGAGGCCTGGTATTCAGGTCGATTCTATTGTCCCTTACCCGCAGTAACGGCTCCTACGGAGCCGTCTCTGTCCGGATGGGGTGCAATAGCCTGGAATAGGAACCGTCCAGTATCCCCTGTCGCTTCTGTCAGTAACTTTCTGGCAGAGCTTCGGGATATACCGAAGATGATACGTCAGACGATGGAGTTCTTTAGAAAGCTCTCCATTATTAAGACGCCATTCTCCCGTAGTCGTAAGACTATCGGGCAGTTCCTCACGGAGCTCTCTGATCCTAAAGGATTAGGGTCCGATTATCTGAACCTCAACTTTGGGTGGGTTCCTTTTGTCAAGGACTTAATCAAGATCTATGATCTTGAAAAGAACATGACGAAGAAGCTCACTTATTTGAAGAGGAACAACGGCAAGACAGTAAGAAAGAGGATGACTCTGCTTAATACTGTAACCCGATCGAGTTCTCACTCGACGGGTTCCGGTACCACGCTGAGACCCATCATATCGTCTTACTGTTATGCGCTTCCGTTTTCGGTAGAAAATGATGTGACTGAAACGACCACGAGTAGGCGTATTTGGTTTGAAGCCAAATTCGTCTATTACATTCCCGAGTTAGCTGATCCTAAAGCGGATTTAACTTCGCTGAAGTATCGGTTATCAGGTTTGACCTTGGATCCGGAAGTTATTTATAACGCCGTTCCTTGGACGTGGTTGTTAGACTACTTCACTAACACAGGGTCCGTGATCTCGAACATGGTGGATATGTTTAGGTACCACACCGTGGCGAAGTACGCGTACATTATGCAACACTACTCTGTGAAGCATAAGCGTACGTGTTCAGCGCACATGAATGTAGGTACTTATCCAAATCCGCCAGGGGTTAACCCCCCAAAGACTCAGAAGCTGATTGCTTCTAGTTCTTCGGAGTACGAGTTCAAGCGGCGGGAGGTTGCCAATCCTTTCGGATTTGGCATTACTGATGCGTCCCTATCGGATTATCAGTGGTCTATTCTTGTTGCTCTCGGACTTTCACGGTTACGCTAGGTAACACGCGTAGCCCAACAAAAAGAAAAGGACTGATCCATGCTAACTGACCCACTTTCCGTCACACTCAATGCAACAATCACCCCTTCGGGTGGTACCGCAAAGAGTCTTCCTCGTATTCGGACTGACGGATACGCATCGGAGTATCAATCGGCGGACGGACTCTACTCTGCCAAGGTTTCCCACACTCGTGGGAGCCGTGTCAGGTCTGAGTTCCGCGTCGATTTTTACACCACTTATGCGGATCCTACGACCGGTCTTACGAAGAATGTGTCGGCTTCGGCGTACGTCGTGATCAATCGTCCTCAGGCTGGGTTTACCAATACCCAGCTTAAGGATATTTTGTTCGCAGCGTGCGCTTACGCCGGCGTTTCGGCTAATGCTGACAAACTTTTGGCTCTGGAATCTTAGATTTCCAGGCCTTGTCAGTGCCTTACTGCTACGAAGCAGGAAGGCGGGTCTCACCATTCTGGCTGTAGTACTTATGTTCTTAGTCATCCTTTTGTCGGGATGTACCCAGGACAATAGACCTACAAGGTTAGACTGTTCCTTCATTGGAATTCGTCTAATCTGTGAAGTCTATAAAGTACTATATCCAGAGCATGCTCAGGCAGGAATGACTCAACCCCTTAATGGAGTGTATCATGAAAAGCCTGAAGATCCTTCAACAATTGTTGCAGGACGCATCGGATTCAACCGGTGCTAGTACCAAACGTGATTGGGTAACTATCCAATCACGTTTCGAACACGAGTCACTATCGTTTTTAACGATAGTGCTTCCTGAATTCTGTCAGTGGTTTGAAAAATCCATTGACGAAGGTCAGGTTGGGACATCGATCTTTTCCATCTTTCGAAAGAAAGGTGGAAAGGTAAGATCTGTCTTGCCATGCTTCCTGCATGGTTTGACTTCCCTTGTGTTCGATTCAGTGAGTGGTCGGATCCTTCCGGATCCAGACGTAAATGCCGTGTTCTTCGTTCGGCAGATCTGTCTTTTCATGAAGAAAATCAAAGCAATACCTACTCCTCCAAGAGTAAGTGCAGCTTTGGTCAAAACATGGGAAACAGATTTCTCACTGAAGACAAGTGACCGACGTATGTTTTTCTCCGTCGTAGATCGATTGTGTATAGATACGGTTGTCAGCCGTATGCTATCCACATTCGAAATCGAAGGAGGACTCCCGAAACATGGACCTGGAGCGACTGTGGAGAAAATCCACGGAAACTCTAAGTTCAAGAATCGAGATTACTTGCGTCGGTGGGATCAAGTTATCGGCTGGGAAGAATTGTATGGCTTAAATACCATACACCAGTTCGATAGCGACTCTGTTCTGTCGCCGAAAGACGAAAAGCCAATTCGAATTACCGTCGTCCCGAAGACCATGAAAAGTCCTCGGGTTATCGGCGTCGAACCAGTTGCTATGCAGTTCGCACAACAGCTGGTGGCTCGTCGTTTAGTAGACGCAGTTGAGAGGTCACCGTTCGGGCGGTCTGTCAATTTTCAATCGCAAGAGAGAAATAGACAGGCAGCGCTTTTGAGCTCAAAAACTCAAGAGTTCGCTACGATGGACCTTTCCGAAGCATCTGACCGTGTAAGTTGTAAGCTTGTACGGGAGATCTTTAGGACTAGGCCTGACATACTACGCCAGCTCTTTGCTGTTCGTAGTAGTCGTGCCAAATTCCCAAATGGTGCTGTCGCATTTCTGCGAAAGTACGCTTCGATGGGGTCGGCTACTACCTTTCCTGTAGAAGCTATTGTGTTTTACGCACTAGTTGTTTCAGCTTGTGCGCAGTTACACTTTAGTTCGCGAAACCGAAAGGTTTCGTGTCCTTCTACTGGGAGAGATGTTCCATCCGCCCGTAAGGACGGTTGGGGCTTTAAGAAGAAAGAGGTTAACAACCTCCTTGCCTCCCTCAACCTTGTCGCTGACAAGATACTAGTATTCGGGGACGATATCATTGTTCCCGCGTACGCCTGCCAGTATGTCACATCCTACCTTGAGTCCTTCGGGCTTAAGGTAAATCTCAAGAAGACCTTTTCAAAAGGGTCTTTTAGAGAAAGTTGTGGAATGGACGCATTCCGAGGGTACGACGTAACCCCGGTCTACGTACGTCAGAACTTAGATGGTGACAGAACAAGTCCCGAGTGGTTCTCAGCAACCGTTTCGTTGTCTAACCAACTATTCCTTCGTGGAATGTGGAAGACAGCGAACGCCGTCAGCGGTTTGTTACCAAACTTACCGATGGTTGCTAAGACGTCGCCCGGCCTTGGGTTTTGGCACTACACCAATTCGTATCAACCTACTAGGTATTCCGTTAGGGATGCCTGTTGGTTAGTACGGACAAAGTGTGTCACTTCAGTCAAAGTCTCTGACGAGATTTCTGACGAAGATGCTTTGCTTAAGTTCTTCTTGGATTCCCAAGAAGATCACGGAATCAGGCTTAAAACACCTGAAGCCCTAGCAAAGGCCATTGACCACCTCAAGAAGTCGCCGAAACGTTATTCGACGAAACTTGTTACCAAATGGGTAACTCCTTACTAGGAGTGCCTGGGGTCTAATCCCCTTCGAGGAGCG